GTCCGGATGCAGGCTGACAACAGCGCGTACGTCAAGGCGCTCGATCAGGCCACCAGCAAACTCAACAAGTTCTCGAAGGATCAGCACAGCCTGGTCAGTGAGATCGGCGACAAATTTAAGGAGTTCGCCACCCGCTTCGCCGAAGCGTTCGCGCTGGAAAAGATCGTGGAATTCTCGGCGGGCGCGATCGAGGGCGCGGCATCGCTCGAGAAGTTCTCGCAGAGCGCCGGGGTCTCGGTCGAGGAACTTGGATCGCTGCAGATAGCGATGGCGGGCAGCGGCGTCGATGTGGACGGACTCTCGCTGGCCTTCAAGAAACTGAACGTCGCGGCATCCACCGCCGCCGGCGACGGGAACAGCAAGGCCGCGATCGCCTTCCAGCTGCTCGGGATCAACGTGCGCGATGCGAGCGGCAACATCAAGGATGCCGCGACGCTCAACGATGAAGTCGCCGATTCGTTCTCGAAGACCGCGGACGGTGCGAACAAGGTCGCGATCGCGGTCGCGCTCTATGGCAAGCAGGGCCAGGAGATGATCCCGACCTTGAATCAGGGATCGGTCGCGCTGAAAGCGCAGCAGCAGGCGGCGATCGACGCGGGCGCAGTGCTCTCAGGTCCTGCAGCGGAGGCCGCCGAGGCCGCCGAAAAGAAATTCGCGCAGCTGGCAGCGACCACCAAAGGGCAGCTATCAGTCGCGATCGTCTCGGCGCTGACGCCCGCGCTCGATGACGTCGCCACCGCCTTCAAAGGCGCAGCCAATAACTCGGATCTATTTCGGCTCGCGGGCGATGGCATTGCGCTGGTGTTCCGCACGGTCGCCTCCATCGTGGCGGAGATCGGCCGCGAAGCCGAGACGGTCATCGTCACCTTCAAGGGCGTCGGCGCGTACGCGGCGGCGGCCGTGCAACTCGCCAAGGGCAACCTCTCCGAAGCCAAAGCGATCATCGCGGACTTCGATGCCGAGAACGCGGCCACGCAGCAGAAGTATGCCGATATCCAAAAAAGGATTTGGGGCGAGCAGACCCAGGCGCAGATCGACGCGGCGAAGGCTGGCGCGAAGGGCGCGGAGGATGCGGCCAAGCCGCAGACCGGCAATCTCGAGGCCGCCGTCAAACAGAACGCGGCCGATCAGGCGCTGAAAAAATTGTCGGAGAGTCTGCGCGAACAGGCTGATGCCTTCGGCTTAGGCGGCGCGGCGGCGGTGCGCTTCAAGCTCACGGTCGGCCAGCTCGGCGAGGACATGAAGATCGCGAGCGACCAGGGCAAGGCCTTCGCCGCGAGTGCCATCGCGGCCGCTCAGGCGCTCGAAACCAAAAAAGACACCAAGACCGTCACCGACTACACGGACGGGATCATCCGGCAGATCGCCGCGCTCGATCAGGGCGGCCTCGCCGCTGAGAATTACGCGCTGCACTCGGGCGCGCTCGGCCTGGCGCTCGACGGCACCGGCAAGAAAGCGGACGCCTACCGCGAATCAATCATGAAGGCGAAAGCGATTCTGATTGACGACCAGGACCAAAAGGCCGTCCAGGCGCTCGCCGATAAAGCGGATGTGCTCGCGGGCCGATTGAACAAAGCGGCGCTCGCGGCTTTCGACCTGCAGAACCAGATGCTCAAAAAGAATCTGGAGGCCTCGAGCTCGCCCGACGCGGCCGCAGGCCTCGCGGTGCTCGCCAACGAACGGGCGCACGTCGATGCGCTCTCGAAGATCCAGGAACTGAACCTGCAGGCCGCGCAGATCAACTCCGTGATCGGCGACCAGGAAGCCAAGATCGAACTCGCGCGCTCGGCCGGGCAGATCACCGACATCGACGCGATGAACCAGATCGCGGCTCTGCGCGCGAAGCAGATCACGGACCTGAACAGCGTCTACCAGGCTGAGCAGGGGATCGCCGCGGCCGCCAACGATCCGTCGCTGACCGACGGCGTGCGCAAGTTCGGCGTGCAGATCGACGCGCTCAAAGTGCAAATGAACCAGTTCGACCAACAGGTGCGCCAGGGCCTCGAGGGGGCGTTCGCGCACAACTTCTCGGATCTCATCACCGGGGCGAAGTCCTTCAAGCAGGCGATCCTCGGATTCCTGCAGGATATCGACAAGCAGTTCGTCGACATGATCGCGAAGCAGTACGCGCAGAAACTGTTTGCAGCGGGCGGCGCGGACGGCAGCGGAGGCGGCGCATTGGGCGGCCTGGCCGGAATGCTCGGCGGCTTACTCGGCGGCGGCGGCGGTGCGGCCACTTCGATCGCCTCGACCGGCGCGGCCGCGGCCGGCACCGACACCGGCGCACTCGCCGACACCATCATGCCGTTCGCGGGCGGCGGCACGTTGGGCGCGGGCAAGGTCGGCCTGGTCGGCGAGGCGGGGCCGGAGCTCGTGTACTCGGGCTCGCAGAACATGAACGTCATTCCCTCTGCGGGTCTGGGCGGCAAGCAGGTGAGCGTCACGAACCACTTCATCATCCAGGCGCCGGGCGGCACGATCAGCCGCGCCTCGCAAATGCAGACCGCAGCGGCCGCCGCGCGCTCGCTCTCCCAGGCCAATCGACGCAACAACACATGAGCACCATCACGCCGGATCTCGCCGAGACCTTTCCCAACTGCCCGACCTACGGCTTTATCTCGGAGCCGAACTACCTCTGCAAGATCACGGCGCGCGAGGGCGGCTACGAACGGGTGCAGCGCATGTGGGCGCGGCCGCTCTTGAAGTTCACCGGCGTGCCGTTCGGCGATCAGCCCTTCGAGGACATCGAAGACATTCTGGATTTCTGGCACGCGATGGGCGGCTTCGCGACGCCCTTCCGCTTTCGCGATTGGACCGACTACAAATCGTGCCGGTTGAAGGAGACCCCGGCCGCGACCGACCAGCCGCTGATCGCCTCCGGAGACTCGCCGCCCTCGTATCGACTGGTCAAGCAGTACGCCACCAAAACCGGCCGCACCATCCAGCAGCGCGAGATCACGCGCCCGATCGGCTCGACCATCCTCATCGCGAACAACCTGGGCGTGACCCAAACCGATTGGACCTTGAACGAGGCGACCGGCCTCCTCACCAAGGGCGGCAGCTTCGCGGGCACGCCCACCGCCTGGGGCGGGGAGTTCGATGTGTGGTCCCGGTTCGATGCGATCTTCAATCCGTCGATCTCCGAGCATCAGGTGATGAACGTCACCGTGCAGATCGCGCAAAAGCGCGAGCCGCTCGCATGATGTGGTTCTGGATCGGCGGCGGCCTGGTGCTGCTCGCGGCGATCGTGCTGGCCGTCGTGCTGGTGTTCTTCACGGACTATTCGAAGTGAAGACGATTCCGCCGCTGCTGCTCGCCGACATCAAGGCGCAGTCGACCACGCTCGCATTCCTCTGGTCGATCACCATGTTGAACGGCCGGGTCATTCGCGGCACCGAGCACGATCTCGATATCGACATGCCGACGGGCGTCGGCTGGCCGGACTCCGCCGCCGGAGAGTACTTCGCGATCGCCAACGTCACCGCCGGCGACATCACCAGCAACTCGGATATGTCGGTCGACAACCTGCAGGTCGACGGTGCGTTCCCCCAGGCTCCCTACACCGAGATCCTCGACGTGACGGTCGACGAGATCGAAGCGGGCCTGCTCGACATGGCACCGGTCGCGGTCTACGTCTGCAACTGGGCGGCACCGGGCCACGGCTGCTTCGAAATCAAATCCGGATTCCTGGGCGCGATCACCCGCGACAGCGATGGCAAGTATGTCACCGAAGTGCGCGGGCTCTCGCAGCTGCTTGCGCAGATCGTGGTGCAGACCTTCAGCGCCACCTGCAACGTGGTCAAATTCGGCGACGCACGCTGCAAGATCGACGTTCCCGCGATCACCATCACCGGGCACGTCGTCACCGAAACCGATCACCAGCTGTTCTCGGTGGATCTGGCGCAGGCGTCCCCACTGCCGCCCTACAAGTACGTAGGCGGGACACTGACGTTCACGAGCGGGGCCAACACCGGCTTCTCGCGCGAAGTGAAGATCGACCCGAATGACAACGGCGGCGTGATTCAACTGTGGGAGGACTTCCCCGAACCGATCGCGCCGCTCGATGAATTCACGCTCTCCCCAGGCTGCGATCGGACCTTCGAGATGTGCAAAAACGTGTACCTGAATCTGGTCAACATGCGCGCCTACGGTTTGTTCATCCCCGGCACCGATGCGATCCTCGCCGGTCCCGCCACGGTGGCCGGCCTGTGATCGCCGCCGACCGCCTCGTGTTCCAGGCGCGGCAGTGGGTCGGCGTGCCGTTCGTGCATCAGGGTCGCACGCGCATCGGCTGTGATTGTTTGGGATACATCGCGGGATGCTTAAGCGAGCTCGACTCGGCCGCCGCGCTCGAGCTGCTCCCCATCGACTACGGCCGCGAGCCGCAGCAGCTGGTCAGCGAGATCCTCACCAAGCACTCGCGGCAGATCCCCCTGCAGGCGGCCGCGCTGCTGCTGATCCAGTGGCCGAAATCCCCGTTCCCCTCGCACGCCGCGATCTACACCGGCGCGTCGATGATCCATGCGTACGAAGCCGTGGGCTGTGTGGTCGAGCACGGCTACCGCGCGCCCTGGCCCGCGCGCACCGTGAGCGTGTGGGCGCTGCCGGACGTGACCTATGAGTAACGCGGGCCAAGCGGCACTCATCGTCGTCGGCACCGTCGTCGGCGCGTACTTTGGCTATCCGCAGCTGGGCTTCGTGCTGGGCTCGCTCGCGGGCTCCGCGCTGTTTCCGACGCAGCTGCCGGCGGGCCCTCGCATCAGCGACGGCCGCACCACCACCGCGAGCATCGGCGGCCCGGTACCGATCGTCTTCGGCACGGCCGACGTCGCGGGCACGGTCATCTGGCTCGCGCCGTACCAAGAGACCTCCAAGCACACGAG